AGTTTCAAGATCCGCCATTCGATGCATTGGAGCTTTCTCAAGAAATGGTAAAGTTTATGTATGAACATAATGCCATTTATCTTACAGCTATTCAAGTCGGTTTTCCTTATAGAATGTTTGTAATGAGGGGAGCTCCGCAAAATTTTGCATGTTTCAATCCTCGCATAGTACAACCGAGTGAGGCGATTATCATGCTTGAAGAAACATCGTTGACATATCCAGAAATGCGTGTTAAGATAAAGAGGCCACAGCATTGTCGAGTTCGTTTTGCTATGCCTAATGGTGAAGTTCGTACAGAAACTTTTACCGGCTTAACAGCACGTGCTTTCCAACATTGTATGGATTATCTGGATGGGATCCCATTTTATTCGAGGGCAAATCCTATTCATCGTACTCAAGCTTTTAAAAAGTGGAAACCTAAGTGAATATCTTCTACCTAGATTCTGATCCGCATCAATCTGCCCGCGATATGGTTGATAAGCATGTTGTTAAAATGATTCTCGAATCAGCTCAGCTCATGTCTACCGCGCATCGTGTTTTGGATGGTCGTCTTATTGCTGGAAAGTCCAAGACTAATCGAAATGTAAAACGTTACATTCTCGATGATGCACGAGATAATGTGTTATATCAAGCAACACACGTTAATCATCCTTCTGCTATCTGGTGTCGCCAGTCTGTTCTAAATTATGACTGGTTGGTTGAACATTTCTTTGCCTTGGGTCAAGAATATACTTATCGTTATGGTAAAAAACATAAGTGTTTTGGCGAACTTAGTTATATGCTTCAGTCTCCTCCTAAGAAGTTAGAAACATGGGACATGACTCCAATGCCTTCGTGCATGGATGAAAAGTATATTATTAGCAAAGATCCTATTGACAATTATCGAAACTATTATAAGATGGGTAAGTCACATATCCACTCTTGGAAAAATCGCACTCCACCTGCGTGGATCTCATAAGGAAAATATTATGTCTGAAAATTGGGTTGCTGATATTGCAGAACTGCATGATCACTATGGTTTTACTAATAAGTTTGATGAGCTTGAACCTGAGATGCTCAAGGAATATCTTCAGTTTCGAATTAAGTTCTTGCAAGAAGAGCTTGATGAAATGAAGTCGGCTACTGAAGCAGATGATGTTATCGATGCTTTGATTGATCTTTGTGTTGTTGCTATTGGAACACTAGATGCCTTCAATGTTGCTTCCAATGAAGCATGGGATCGTGTCCATGAAGCTAATATGAATAAAGAGCCAGGTATTAAAGCTTCTCGTCCTAATCCATTTGGTTTGCCCGATTTGATTAAGCCAGTTGGCTGGATTGCTCCTGATCATAAAGACATTGCCAAGCGTAGCAATTTCAAGAAGTTTAAACTATAATGTCAGAAACTAAACAACGTTATTCGGTGGTCGTATTGCAGGAATGCATTGACCTTCAAACCAAGAAGTCTCGAGACTATCAAAATCCAACTTCAAATATTTCTCAAGCAGATTACTACCCATCTGGTTGTTTGACTATTTTAGAGATTATGCATGCTAAAATGCTTCGTATGCGGTCGGTAATGGAAGCAATGCAAAATGATCCAACTTATACACCTAACTTTGAATCACTAGAAGATTCTGCCAAAGACATGATTAACTATGCATCTTTCTTTGTCACATATTCTCGTGGTAAAATGGAAGGTCAAGATACTACTCGTGATTTCTTGAATCGAAAGAAAACTTAATGTTCACTTATCTTACAGTTAATAGTATTAGAGAACGTTTTCAATATCTTAAGAGCATCGAATACTATGTCACCGATAAGACCGGTGTTAAGATGCTTGAAATTATTAATGCTAATTTTATTGCCGATGAATCTGCTATTTTTGGTAAAGTCAATCAGGAATATGTAAATCGTGAGATTGCATGGTATGAATCCATGTCACGTAATGTGAATGATATCCCCGGTGGAACTCCTGCAATTTGGAAGCAAGTTTCTTCTTTAGCTGGATATATTAATTCTAACTATGGTTGGTGTATTTGGTCTGAAAGTAATATAAATCAATATGATCATGTAGTACAAGAATTAATTAAAAATCCAGATTCTCGTCGAGCTATCATGATTTATACCCGACCAAGTATGTGGCACGATTATAATCATGATGGTATGAGTGATTTTATGTGTACAAATGCCGTTCAATATGTCATTAGAAATAATGCACTTAGTGCTATTGTACAAATGCGCTCTAACGACGTCTGGGCAGGTTATCGCAATGATTATGCTTGGCAATCACATGTGCTTGATAAGCTTTGTCATGATCTTAAAATTGAACGTGGTTTAATCTACTGGAATGCTGGGAGCCTTCATGTCTATGAAAGACATTTCGACCTTATCATCTGATTGGATTTTTCGTTACCTTAAATTGGCCGAGCATGTTTCTTTTTGGTCTAAAGATCCAAGTTCTAAGATTGGTGCTGTTGCTGTTGGTAAACACGGTCAGATCTTATCACAGGGATATAATGGTTTCCCTCGGCGTTTTGATGATTCGAAAGAACGTCTTGAAGATCGAGAGACTAAGTACAAATATACAGTTCATGGTGAAATGAATTGCATTTATAATGCTACTCTAAATGGTGTTAGTCTAAATGAAGCAGATTTATTTGTCTATGGACTTCCGGTTTGTTCTGAATGTGCTAAGGGTGTAATACAAGTTGGTATTAGACGCGTGTTTATGTGCTATCCAGGTAATATTGCCGATAAGTGGAAAGATTCTGGTGATTTAACAAAGTCAATGTTTAAAGAAGCTGGTGTTGAAGCTTATGAACTATAAGAGTATTCCTCAATGATTGAGACTACTAAATATTATGATGAGTTCTTGCGATATTTTGCATTGGCTTCTGATCAACAAGAAAAATGTAATGTTTCACTTAAGCCACCATATGGAATGATGCCTCATTTAGAGAGTGATGTTGGTGATGACCTTATGCATCATGTCGAACTCTATGATGTAGTTGAACGAAAATATGCTGGATTTTCACAAATCATTAATGATTGTTTTTATGGCTGGACTGATCAGCATCCTTATTGGGAAAAGATGAAAGCCGGTAAAGTTACTAGACAACGTGAAATGGTTGCTAATGATTGGACCGGTAAGCATGCTGACTTTAAGTTACCTGAATGGCTTTATATTTTCATTTTGCATCGAGTAACCGGTTCAGCAATTAATTATTCTACTAAGCCATCTGGTTATCACAATACAATTTTACTTCATCTCTATAACTATAAGACTATAGAAGAGATGACTAAGTTTATTAAGAATTATAATTCTACTTTTTATACTTCGATCGGTTATCAATTTCCCAGCTTTCCAAAGCCAATTACTGGATATAAGCGTGGTGGTGATTATTATCTCTGTGAATATGCACCCCGTCTTGCAAGAGATATGGCAGAATGGTTTGAAGCTTCTACACAAAAGAAAGATTTACGTGAAGTCGGTGATTTTATGTTTAAGTGGAATAATGATAATGGGATGAATGCTTATAAGTTCCAATATGCTGCAGTTATTGCTGATATTGCTGATTGGTTTCCGCAATATGTTAACAAAGAATCAATGTTTTATTATGGGACAAATGCAGTAGAATGCATCTCTTATTTGGCAACTCCAACTAAGAAGATTAATAAGGAAGATTTTCTCGATAGAGTTATGATGAAGATCTATGAAGATACAGGATCTATTCCTTATAATGCTGAAGATGTTTGTTGTGACTTTATTCGTTGGGTAGAAAATTATATTCGACCTGGTGCTGATTATAATCATTTAGATTTTGATAATATTTGGTCTTCTTGTAAAATTAAAGATCATCCATTTGGTCGACAAAAGCCAATGCTAGATCTAGGTTTAGTTAAAACATTTAATAATATTACTGCTCATCCTTCCGATGATACTATTTTAAAACAAATTGGCATGAGCATTGAAGAATATAAGACGAAAGTAAAACAACTCCATGAATACTCTAGCTAACTTTTTAGGTGAAGATATACACGATATTATGTATAACAATTTGGCAGTGGTCGAATTGGATGAAAAAGATAAGCCTAAAGAAAGTTGGTTAAAAAATTGGACACAAGAGCAAAGAACCGCAAAGTTCTTTGACTTTTGTGTTGCGTATGATCAGCGTGAAGATTCATTACTAAAAGATAACTATCAACAATTCTCTCATCGTCTTCATTGGCATGAGTGTCCATTTGTAGATGAAATATCACAGGTCGATGATCCACTTTATGTTTTAAATGCATGTTTATTATTTTCTTTTACTAATGAACACTGGCAAACATATTTGGCTTGGAAAAATGGATCACTTAAAGAAAGAATGGAAAGTGATGTTAGACATGCTAGGTCAGACCTTTTTCAGATATATTACCCTAAAGGTACTAATGTTAAACAATGGCTGATTACTGGACCTTTTTTATGCGCAAAACAAATGCATCATATTATTGGATCTAAAAATCGACCATACACCATGATGGAATTTGCTAAGCTTTTGAATACACATTTTGTTGAAAAACAAGGATTCAAAAATGCAATGTATCCATGTAAGAATGCAGCAAGACACATAGCTATGTCTCATCCTGAATGGGTAGATCCAGAAAGCTTCCTTCATGGTGGTACTGGTTTTTTTGATGGTTTATCACAAGTTATGAATTGTCAGAACTATATGAGTAAAGCACAATACGAGATCGATGAGGATGGACAATACAACCCGACTAATAAGGCCGGGCATGAATTTGTACAACATATGAAGTACTTGGTCGAACACCCGCTTAATCCCATTCAAAAACAAAAATATCTCAACGTTGAGGATAAGCTCTGTTTTTTTTATAAGCACATAGCGATTCGTAATGGTGTAAAACAGACTACTAAGCAAATTCCCTATGATTGGGTGTATCCTACAAATTGGTCTCTTAAGACAGGAAAATATAATGGCGCATGATAATCACGTTATTGATGGAATTAATAAAGAAGCATTGCTTTGGCCAGGTAGCACTTATGAAGATGCAAAGAAGTATTATCTAGAACTTGCTTATGGTTGGACTCCATATAATCCAGATCCAATTGTTATTGAACACGAAGGAGTAAGAGTAGTTCGAGATGATTTAATTGTTGGTACTAAAACAAGAGCAGGTGACTTGTTAGCCTTTAAGTCCAATAATAAAACAATAGTTTATTCTCAACCACGTGTTGGCCTAGCAGGCGTATCAATCTTGGATGTAGCACGACACCGAAATAAAGATGTAGTACTATTCATGCCGGCGTGTCAAAGAATTTCATTACATCAAGCATGTTGCATCGAACAAGGGGCTAAGCCAATCTTCAAACGTATTGCGGCAATGCCAAACCTTAACAAATATGCTAAAGATTGGGCCGAAGAAAACGGTGCATTCTTTGTTCCACTTGGTTTAAGACATGAATATGCTACTGCAGGTATTGTTCATGCTGCTTCAATGATTGATCCGCCAGATGAAGTTTATGTTGCTATTTCAACCGGTGTTTTATCTAGAGCTCTTCAGATTGCTTGGCCTAAAGCAAAGTTTTATTCTATTGCAGTTGCAAGAAACTTAAAGGCCGGCGAACTCGGTCGTGCTGAAGTTATTAGCGAACCATTACCATTCCAAACTGATGAAAAGCAAAAGAACCTTCCGCCGTTTCCGGCAGTTAGATCTTATGATGCAAAAGTATGGAAATATATCCCTAAAAATACTGGAAAAAATATCTTATTCTGGAATGTTGGTAAAGAACCACAGTTGACAGATGAGACAATCTATGATAAAATAAACTCAAATGTAGACTGGGAGAAAAATATTAATGCCCGCATTGCTAGCAACGCCATTCATTCCAATAGCTAAAAACTTATCATCACATAGAGCTGGTCAAGGTGTAATTTATGCCGACCAGCTTAAGCATGCCGGTGTTGATGTGACAGTGAATATGTCACTTGATTTGTATCACATCGACTTCAATAAGTTTGATACTCTTTATGTTTATCATGGAAATGATTGGAGTGGTCATCTGAATTTATTTGGTGGCTTAAAAGAATTTCCTCATGTAGATAACTTTGTAAATTTTTCTAAGTTTAAAGGTAAAGTATATTCTCTGATCATCGACTTTCCTGACTATCATGCACAACTAAAGCATAAAGTCGACTTAGCCAATGAAAAGAATAAAGAAATTGATTCGCGATGGGCAGAAGTCGACTGGGATAATATCCTTCGAATGGAAAAAGAATCTGTTACAATAAATCCAAATACTCTTGTTCATTATGATAAGATTGCCATGGGTGACAGTCATGCTATTTGCATGTATCGCCCAGGTTGGATGATAAATTCTGTACCATTTAAAACACTTCATGGCGCACTAAAGATTGGCTTAGATAGTTTTATTATTAATGGCAATCAAAAGTTTAAAGAGCTTGAATACTACTTTGGTAACATAGACATCCGTCATCATCTGGTTAGGCAGGATGATCCAGAACTGGCCACACGTAAGCTTGTGAAGGATTATTTTACCGAAGCTCAGCGGGTCTCTAAACTCACTGGCGCAGCTATTAAACTCTATGAACCATTACCTATTGAGAACCCCAAACGCTCAATTCCTAAGACCGGTTGGTATGAAGGCACTCCTTTTTATGGTTCATGGCATGAGAGAAATAATATTCGAAATATTTTCATTGACCAGGCTCTTCAATGTCAAAGTAAGAATGTTAAGTTTTTTAGATGGACTTCCAAACTAATTAACACCCATGGAGAACTTGATTTTAAGTATATGGAAAAGCCCAAGTCTGTTCACCTATCGAGGGAGTTTTATCCTCACTGGCAAGGTTGGGAATGGAATGGAATGAAAACTCCAGATATAAATATTAGTATACACAATGAAGTTACACTTGAGGATTTCTTATGAAACATGCGACTATTATCCCACTTATCGGTGGTGAAGCTCTTGCATCTACGAAAGTATTTGGATCACGTCCTGATTATATTCTTTCATATTCGGTATTCAAAGCTAATGAATCTCACCTTCTAAACTATTGGAATAATGAAGTTCCATATTATCTTTTAGATGAAGGTGGTAAATATCCTCATCATGTAGATATTGTTTCTTCTGTTTGTCCATGTGCAGGTTTATCTTTATTTTCCATGGGTTATGGTGAACACAACCCCAATAATAAGTGGATGATTGAGACTGCAAAATATGTCTTAGGTGAAATGAAACCAAAGGTATTTTGGGGTGAAAATGCTCCGGCGCTTGCAGGAAAGATTGGTGAACCAATTCGTAATCAATTAATCGAGATTGGTAAGCAAAATGGTTATACAATGACTCTCTATCGCACCAAGAGTTTATTGCATGGAGTACCACAAGTTAGAGAGCGTACTTTCTATTTCTTCTGGCATGACAATAAAACTCCTCTTTTGGAATATTATCGTCGACCATACACTAGGATCGAAAATGTGATCACCGGTGTTAAATCAAATAGTATGATGGAAGTAATTAACAAAAATACTCCAACACAAGATCCATATTATCGCTATCTCTTAGAAGAAGTTCATGGTGGTATTACTCATCGACAACATTTTGATATTTTAAATGCTGAAGATGTTTCGGTACGTTACTTTGATGCTAAAAGCTTAATCGAAGGTCATGGTCATACGTATAAGCAAGTAGGCGCATGGATGGCTAAACAGGGCCTTGATAAAGAAGTAGAGAAGTGCGACCGAATGTTCCACAAGCTTGATGAAGGCAAGAACATTATGCGCCGTGGTACAATTGTTCCAAAGAATTATATTGGAGCTTTTGTTGGACACTATCCAAAAATGTTAACCCATCCATATGAAGATCGATATATCACTTATCGTGAAGCTATGACAATCATGGGTCTTCCGGAGGATTATCAACTTCTTAAGCCATCACAGAGCTATAATCATATCTGCCAAAATGTTCCATTCCAGACTGCAGAAGATATGGCTACAGAAGTGAAAGCAGTGCTTGAAGGTAAGCGTAATTATGTTGACAGTTCATTAGTTTATCAGTATAATCATACTAAGACTCATGAACTTAAAGGTGAAGATGTTTCATCTTTAGAGTCTTTCTTTAGCTAAAGGAATTTTATTATGTCAAAAGTATTCAATGATGGTAATATCAACCCTATTCCTAGGATTCCGGATACAACCACATATACTCCTTCAATAAATTTTAATGGTGTTCATTCTTTTATTATGAATGATGCATCAATTTTTACATCTAAAAAAGATAATTATAAATACAAAGAACTAGACATCCTTAATGATATGCTCCAATATATTGATAGAACTTATGGTGAGCATTATAAGAAAGAAAAGCTAGAATGCCTTGATGCATGGATTGCGCGCGGCACCGCTTCTACTACATGTCTGGATACAGCAGAAAAATATCTTTGGCGCTATGGCTCCAAAAAAGGCAAAAATAAAGACGACCTGATGAAAGCTTTGCATTACATCATGTTGACTCTTTATAATGATCATTATAAAACAAAGGGTGAATAAAATATGGAAATTTCAGTTCCTATCGAAGAAATGCGTAAGCGTAGTATTTTCTTGGCTGCTCCAATGTATGGCGGCATGTGCGCTGGTATGTTTACTAAGTCTGTCGCCGATTTAGCTTCTATCTGTACAGCAAACGGGATTACTTTGCGTTCTTACTTTTTGTTCAATGAATCTCTAATTACTCGCGCTCGTAATTATTGTGTTGATGAGTTCCTTCGTTCAGATTGCACTCACATGATGTTCATTGACTCAGATATCGGTTTTAACCCGCATGACGTCCTAGCTCTACTTGCTCTACAGAGTGATGATTCTGATTATGATGTTCTTGCAGGACCTTACCCCAAGAAGTGTATTAGCTGGGAAAAGATTAAGCTAGCAGTCGATAAGGGCATCGCCGATGAAGATCCAAATGTATTAGAACGATTCGTTGGTGACTATGTGTTTAATCCAAAGAATGGTGGTGGTTCTTTCCGCATTGACGAACCTATCGAAGTTTCTGAAGTTGGAACTGGATTTATGATGATCCGCCGTTCTACATTTGAAAAGTTCCGAGCAGCTTATCCTCAATATCATTATAAACCAGATCATGTTCGAACAGAACACTTTGATGGTTCTCGTGAAATTATGATGTATTTCCAAGCTGAAATTGAACCAGAGTCAAAGCGTTACCTTTCCGAAGACTATTGGTTCTGTCACTATTTGGCCAAGATTGGTTTGAAGACTTGGTATTGCCCATGGATGAAGATGCAACATGTTGGTTCTTATATCTTTGGTGGATCTCTAGCCGACCTTGCATCTATTGGTGCATCTGCCACCGCCGACCCCACTCTTCTCAAGAAAAAGAAATAATTAGGAATCTATATCATGAAACTAAATGCAAAGACTTTGAATATCCTTAAGAACTTCGCTAATATCAATAAGTCGATCGTCATTAAGGAGGGGAACGTCTTGACGACGATCTCTTCCAATAAGACTATCATGGCAAAAGCCACAGTTCCCGATACTTTTCCTCATAAGTTTGCTATCTATGAACTTGGTCGTTTCATTAGCTGTATCTCACTTGTTAATGATCCAAATTTAATCTTCGGTGATCATAGTGTTCAGATCAAGGGTAATGGTCATTCGATGAACTATCATTTTGCCGATGCATCGGTTATTCTAACTGCTCCGGATAAAGAGATTAAGCTTCCTACCATTGATGTAGAATGTGATGTTTCTAGTAAGGATATTCAAAGCATCACTAAGGCTCTTGGTGTTCTTGGTCTTCCTGAAATTGCAATTGCTGGTGATGGTGAGAAGATTTTTCTTCAAGCTGTCAATTCGAAAGATACTTCGGCTGATACTTACAACATTGAGATTGGTGAGACTGATAAGACTTTCCGCGCTATCTTTAAGTCTGAAAATTTAAAGATGATTGAAGGTGATTATAAAGTTAAGTTGTCTGCTAAGGGTATCTCACAGTTTGTTGGTCAAGATGCAACTTATTGGATTGCTATTGAGTCTGCTTCAACTTTCGGTTGACATTTATTTTAGCCAGTGGTATAATAACCCTGGCTAGTTTTTTTATATTATGGAGTTTCTAATGCTTGAAAACTTTTTGTGGGTCGAGAAATATCGTCCACATAAAATTGAAGATGTTATTCTATCAGCTGAACTCAAACAGACTTTTCAAACTTTCGTAGATCAAAAGAATATTCCTAATTTGATCTTATCTGGTGGCGCTGGTATTGGTAAGACAACCGTTGCTCGTGCTATGCTCGACCAGCTTGGCTGCGATTATATCATGATCAATGGATCTATGAATGGTAATATCGATACCCTTCGCAATGAGATCTTGAATTTTGCTTCATCGGTTTCTTTTACCGGTGGAAAGAAATATGTAATTCTTGATGAGGCTGATTATCTAAATCCTAATTCTACCCAACCAGCTCTTCGTAATTTTATGGAAGAGTTCTCTAAGAACTGTGGTTTTATTCTAACTTGTAATTATAAGAATAAGATCATTGATCCTCTTCATTCTCGTTGTTCGGTGATTGATTTCCGAATCTCAAAGAAAGAAATGGGTAAGCTTGCGGTTCAGTTCTTGAAACGGGTTGAGCAAATTCTTATTCAAGAAAAGGTTGGTTATGAACGAGCTACCCTTGGTGTAGTTATTGAAAAACACTTTCCAGATTGGCGTCGAGTTCTTAATGAGTTACAGCGTTATGCTGCAACCGGTGCTATTGATAGTGGGATCTTGAGTGATTTTCAAGATGCAACTATTGGAACTGTTATTGGTTTCTGTAAGAACAAGCAGTTCGATGATGTTCGTAAGTGGGTCCATGAAAATTCGGATATTGAAACTTCCGCTATCTTTCGTTCGATCTATGATCAATCTTCTAAGTACTTTACTAAGCGTTCTATTCCGCCTATGGTTAAGCTTATTGCTGAATATCAATATAAAGCAGCATTCGTAGCTGATCCGGAAATTAATTTGGTTTCATTTTTTGTAGAAGTAATGATGAATTGTGAATTTCTATGAGTGAGGCAGTAGATACATGGAAGATGATCTTTTCGATCACCGACAAAAAGGAATACTATATCGATCACTCGAAGGAGTATGTGCCCTGGATAGCAAACCGCTATTTTGCGTCACATATCGAAACCTTCGAGGAAGCGGAAACAATGAATCTTTACCACTTCCTCGACAAGGACATGCAGTACGACTTTTATTATCAAGCAATTCCAAAGAAGAAACTAAAATATAAGGCATGGCTTAAGAAGTCAGATTCTGATAAGAAGTTAGAGCAGATCCTTAAAGACGTCGGCTCTAAGATTGGTTATAATATGATTAGAACAAAGCAATTTTGGAAGACACTTGATAAGAAACAACAAGAAGAATTCTTATCAAAATATGTGTATCCGGATGTAAAAAACTCCAAAAATAAATAGAATAAAAAATGGAGTGTTGCTATGTCTATCATCGATTCTTTCTTAGAAGTGAGCTTAAAAGCCGAAGAAGATTTTTTAAAAGTTAAAGAAACACTAACCCGTATTGGTGTTGCCTCCAAGAAAGAAAACAAACTTTTTCAATCGTGCCACATCCTTCATAAGAAGGGTAGATATTATATTGTGCACTTTAAAGAAATGTTTGCTCTTGACGGTAAACCTACAGATATATCTGATGAAGATATTGCTAGAAGGAACTCTATTGCAGCACTACTTGAAGAATGGAATTTAATCACCATAGAAAGTAGTGATGAGTCTTTTGAAACCAGAGCTCCTATGAGTCAAATTAAAATTATATCTCACAAAGATAAAGATCAGTGGGAATTGGTAACAAAATATAACCTTGGCAAAAAGAGATAAACTATGTTTTCGTTATGGAAAAAGAAAAAGAAAAAGCTGCCTGAAAATGAGCAGCTTCGAATTGTAATTAATACATTGTTTCCAGATTATAGAACTGAAATGCTATCGGATGGCACTTATATTAGTGTCGATGAATCTATAGATGAAAATCTGCATGGTGCTCTAACAGACTTAGAGATGGATAACAATGATAAAGTTACTAGGGAAACTATCTCAAAAGCTATTAAGAAGCTTATGAAATTGCGTGAGCTTCTTAATATACAACAAGAAATTAATCCTGATTCAAAAGCCATTATCTTCCATTTATCAAGTGAAGTAGAAGAGATTGAAGCATATGAAGAGTGAAGATTTTCTTAAGAAACTTGAAAAATTAATCGAAACAAAAATTGCTATAGATTATGCTAATAAACTGCATGATCATAAGTGGTATTTGGAATTAGTAAACAATGATTTAAAACCACTTCGTGAAGAGATTATTGAGTTACTAGATAAAAATAAGGGGAAGCATTGAGCTTCCCCTTTTTCTTGCGAGTGTATACCTTTTTAGACTTAACAACACGCTTCCTATAAAGCGGATCTGCCAAAGCCCTAGCGATAGGGTTTCGTTTTACTAATTTTCGTTTTGACATTTTTCTCTCCATAATTACGCATAAACCTTATATACAATCCTACTTCTCGACCATAAGCATCGATCTCCCAAGGATGTTCCCAATATTCGAGCTCATCCTGATTATACTTTTCACCCATCCATTCTACGATGGCGTTATCACGATCCCGCATTTCACCGGTGGCATATTGCTTAACATGCACAAGTTCATGAGCCAGCGTGGTCAATACCTTCTTCATAGGCATTGATGCATCGATATCAATAGAGAACTCCCGAGGCTTAGTCGGTTTGTCTTCCCAGTTCATCGAAGCATCCACACGTCGAGCTCGCCGCATTCCCTTAACAAAGTTAATTTCGATCTCGAGGTTGCGTGCCAACCGGTTGCTAACCAACACTGATAGATAAAACTCACCAGCAGCAATGATCTTGTCACGGTCAAGTTTATCCGGAATATCCCAGTAAGTTAACATGTATTTACACCTCATTCACATTATGTCTTAATATACCATCGCTAGAAAATTAGGTACATAGCACCAAGTGAATAGCTGCTATGCAAAATTGAGCATATACTTATTTTCGAGGCAATGGTATAAAGGGACCATGATGATGAATGAAGGAACCTGATATGCCTCGTGGCGTGTATGATCGTAAAGCCAAGGATGCTAAAGCTCCACCGGAAAAGCCGGTCAAGGAAAAGAAAGCTAAGGTGACTAAGCCTGCCAAGTCTGAGCCAGTTGTAGAGAAGGTAGTGACTAAGTCTCGAGTCACTAAGAAAGCCGGCCGCATTGCGTATAAATCGGCCAGCATGGCTAATGTTACTATTGTCGATCAAAACATTGTCGGCTATAAGAGTCCGGTGATTAATGATCGATTTCAGATCTTTCAGTCTTCTACAAGTAAGAAGCGCTTCAATATCTATGATCATTTTGCAATTGCTCGTGATGGTCTACCCGGTAATCATATCCGTGACAAACAGGGTGATATTGTGCTCTTCGATACACTTGAAGAAGCTCAGCGTTTCTTAAAAAATACGTAAGGAATTATATACAATGCGTAGTCGTCTTTTGCTTTCCACTGCTGCTATTCTTGGTTTTGCCGCACTAAACCGCACACATGAAATTGTCAGTCCTTTGGTTAGTGGACCCGTGGCAGCACAACAATTGAGTGATAGCAACGCCGCTTATATTGGCACTCAGGTTGCTTCTACTTGGTTTAATGGGTCTGGAATGCCTGTTGCTGTGCTGCTGGTTGCCTTTATCGCAATTTGGTATGGACCACTTGTTAAGTTGTTCAAGGACAATTAATAATGACTAACGAAACAAAGTATGATTTTCAAGACGGTAATGGACCTGTAGCAGCACATCAACACTCATATGGTGGTGGTTGGGTTGCTGATACCGCCACTGTTGCTGATACTGCTTATGTTGGACCTGCTGCTTGTGTCTTTGGTAATGCTAGGGTCTCTGGCAATGCTAAGATTTATTGCAATAATAGGGTATATGACAATGCTGTTGTCCGCGATAATGCTAGTGTCGCTGACAATGTTAAAGTTTTTGGTAATGCTAGTGTCTGCGACAATGCTGGGGTCCGTAACAATGCGTGGATTTTTGATACTGCTTGTGTCTGTGGTAATGCCAGGGTCTTTGGTAATGCTAAGGTCTTCGATAATGCTATGATCTATGGTAATGGTTGGGTTTATGACAATGGTAATGTCCATGGTAATGCTAAGGTCTATGATCATGCGATGGTTTTCGGTAATGCGATGGTTTTCGGCAATGCGTGGATTTATAGCAATGCTAAAGTCTATGGCAATGCTAAGATTACAAATACACTCCTAACTGCTAATCGTAGCGACAACTATACTTTTGCCATTTTTGATGAAGATGATGGGACTACCAGGATCATTGCCGGTTGTAGGTTCTTCACTATTCCAGAAGCAATTGAGCACTGGACAAACACTCGCGGTGATACTAAACTAGGCCAGGAAAGCATTTCTATTATTAAGCATCTGGAATATGCTCATTCTCTAAAGGATATGAAGTGATATGGCATTCATTAAACTAACTGATTTGTTTGATAACTCTGTTGTTGCTAATATGGGGTTGGTGGAAATTTTTGGTATTTGGAAACAAGGTGAAACATATTTGAAATTTACATCAGCAAGTGATGGTGCTGGTAATAGACGTGTTTTGTTTGTAAAAGAAACTACTGATGAAATTTTGAAAAAAATCCTCGAATATACGAATGGAAAAAGTAATGCGTAAAATTCTTTTGACTGCTACTTTGCTTACCACTTTTGCTACACAGGCATTTGCTTATTATGAAACCAAGGATAATCCTGAGTTCGTGATGATCCAGGCAAACCAGTCAGCATTTGCTATCCCTGTTGTGGGCGATACCAAGAACACTCAGACGAATTTTGGTTCTAAAAAGTTTCTTGATGACGCCAAGGTAGCAACAAAGCGTTTTATGGTTCCTCATACATTGGTTCATAATCCAAATTGGGGAACAATGGACTACTACGTGCCTTCTGTTCTACTGATCCTTGTTGATCGCACACCATATATGCGTGAATGGGTTGACGCTGCTGATCGTGGCACTAGTTCCAAGAAGGAAGGATTTCAGTTCCAATCCCGAGAAGGTATCACAATTGGTGCTGGTATTTCAATCGGTGCTATGGTAAAAGAAGAAGATGCTGCCACATTTCTATATTGGTTTGGAACGAAAAATCAGCAATTCACCGATGTTGCCAGTCAGTTTGCCAGCACTTCTCAGGGTAAATCTTTGAGTGATATTATGGATACCGTCGTTCGTGGTTATGTTCAAGCAGCACTTGCCCAGCGATTTATGAAATTGAGTTTCACTGATGGTAATGCCCAGGCGTCTGCTATTATGGATGATCTTCGTAGTGATCTCACCAAGCATTTTGCTGAGAAGGGTATCACCATCGACTACATTGGTTATTCTGGCACACTAACATATACGGATGCCATTCAGAAGAGTATAGACGAAGTATTTATTGCAACCCAACGTGCTGCTTCTTCTGCTGCTATGATGCCCGCTGTGCCTTATATGAATGCTCAGGCAGATATCAATATTAAGACCGCCGAAGCAACAGCAATTCAGAAGTGGAATGGTCAGGTGCCATATCTTCCTTCTACTGTCGTAACGGTTGGTAATGGTTGGGTTGATGGTGTTCTTAGTTATTTGGGTCTTAAAGGAGATAAGAAGTGATGGACACTATGAATACGGTAGACAGTATTTGTCAGCGAGATATCATTCCAATCTTGCAAAATGCACTCAACTATGGTAAACCTTGGGACACTTTGTATCAAGCGTGTATCGAAGAAATACTTGATTTGCGTAACCAAGTAGTTAATCTTGGAGGTTCATTTTCTGTGAAGATGACTGATAGTGGACCTGCATATCCGGTATTGCATATTTAAAGGATAATAAAAAATGTCAGAAGTTAAAGTTGGTGATCTGATTGGATTGCGGGTTTTAAGTATTGATCAGGACGGACACCCCTCAGTGAATATCAATCGTTTTGGTAGAACGGCGATTATTGACCTGCTATTTGTCCACCACATCCCTCACCCGATCACCAACGCTGAATCGGTATTGGTGAATGCGGCGATGGAGTATATCGACGCGCCGAGTGGGTCTATGTCAAAGTATGACGCACACTCCAAAATTATTAAAGCAGCCATTGTTGTCAGCTTCGAACGCGCACCA